TTGTCCATAATTACTTAATACTTCGTCTTCGGTCTTGCCGTCTGCGGCGCCTTCTGTTAATAATTTCTGGCGAAGCTTTGTTCCTTCCTCTATTTCTTTTTCGTATTTCTCTACATACGTTTCAGCAGCTTTTAAGAGATTTTGTTTATCCTTTTTGACCGCTTCTTTCTTTTTAGTTAATGCTCCTGCAAAATCAGGGTCATTCCTAAGAATAGCCATTAATGAGTAATTTTCTTCCATAATTAATTATACATACTCATAATTTTTGGAAAACGCTTATTTTATAGGGCTTGACAGTGTATGGTGAAAATGATATAGTATCATTATGATTTATTGGTTTATAGGTCAACCGGCATGTGGAAAGACGACCCTTGCCAAAATGTTAAAAGAGGCAATGGTCAATGTTCTTTATTTGGATGGTGATGAGTTGAGAAGAATTTTTGGCAAGTCAAACCCCAAGGAGAATTTCACAAGGGAATGGAGAGAGGAACAAACCAAAATACTTCAAAGATTTATTGGATATGTTGCTGACCAAGGTATTAATGTAATAATTGCTACTGTCAATCCTTATCGTAACATCAGAGAGGAATTCAAAAATTCAAGAAATGATATTGTGGAACTTTATGTTCACAAATCAGATAAACGTGAACGTGAAAGTTATAATGTTCCAGATTACGAGCCGCCGATTGAAAATTTTGTTGATATAAACACCACCGATGACACCCCCGACGAATCATTTGTGAAAGTTCTGCGATACACACTTGACAGAGTATAATAACTGTGATATTCTCTTTCCATGACTTTAGATAGCGTAACATCTTTAGCCGACCTTGCGTTTAAAGCCAAGACCAATAAATATTACAGAAAGCTAGCCATTTTGACTGCTCAATGGGTTGGTTATCCCGACGCAACAACTTACGAATTTGGCTATGGACACCCTATATAGGGTGGCTCACCGCTACAACCCCAACGACTGCCTACCAGTGGTTCGTGAAGTGAACAATCGCAGAAGTGATATAAGAGAAGACCCCGAACCTATGGTTACTCCAACCGTTGATGAATTAATTAAACAAAAAAAGACAGATAAGATAGTTGAAGAACTTAAAAAAAAAGACACACCCGAAGAAAACGTCGCGCAATCGCCGTGGATAGAAGAATATCTCATAGAAGAATACGAACTTCGTAGGTCACGTTATGAACAATTAGAAAGGGAACGTTACGAACAGCGCAACCAATGGTATCGTAATTCTTATGGTAACAATTCCAATAGTTACAGTAACAATTCCAATTCCTATCGTAGTCAAGACACATGAAAAAACTTACTTCATTATTTGACTTTTTTGAAAGAGTCAAAAGAGATAAAAAATATGAAAAATTGGCAACCTATGCCTATTCACGTTCTGGTTGGAGCAATGGGAGAACTATTGATTACAAAGTAGCTGAAACTTGGATTGAAAAATGGATAAAAGAAAATACAAAAGATTCATGCAAAGGAATGGTTGATTATTTGAATAAATGTATGAGTGTAATGCCTGAATTTTATGATGAATTGCAACCACCTATTTCACCTGCTTTGACAAACCCTTACCAGCAAATGGCAGCCAACGTTTTAACTCAACAACAAATGATTCAACAAGAAGTGCTGCCTACAAGAAACGTTGAACAAAGCGTTACTCCTTCTGACGGGTCAAACGGATGACAAAGGCTTGACTTCTTATAAAATTGTGGTAAACTTTTATGATGAAAGTTGACCTACAATCTGTTGACCTTACGCAATTCTACGTGAACGAACACGTTTTGAATGGCGAAACGGTCTATTTGGTCATTCCTCAACAGATTGGCGCAAAATGGACAAAAGAAAACAAGGTTTTTCGTTCTTCTGTTTGGGATTCCAACGGCGAACTTATTTCAGCGGGGTTTCCAAAATTTACAAATTGGGGTGAAGCTCCCGAAGTTTTTCCTCTGCCTACTTCTTTGAAGAATTGCACCATCATGGAAAAAATTGATGGTTCGCTTCTCATTGTTTCAAAGTGGAAAGGTTGCTACATTTTAAGAACCCGTGGAACCATTGACGCTACTCAACTTGAAAATGGTCACGAACTTGAAATATTCAAACAAACCATTTTGCCAATTATTGACAAATTTGCTGCTCCATATACTTCGGAAAAGTCTTGGTTGTTTGAATGGACTTCCCCACTTCAAAAAATTATTTTGAATTGTGGTGACGTGCCGGAGTGGTGTTTGGTTGGTGCTGTTTATCATGACAATTATTCCTTGGAAACCCAAGACGTTCTTGATTCGTGGGCAAAACAATATGGTTTCAAACGTCCTGCTACCTACACCTTTTCCACCATTGAAGACCTTTTAGCCAATGTTGACCAATGGAAAGGTAAGGAAGGCGTTTGCGTTTATTCAAACAACGGCCAATCAATTCACAAAGTTAAATCGGCTTGGTATCTAGCACTTCATCACATGAAGTCAGAACTTGCTTCTAAAGATAAAGTAATAGACGTTTGGTTCAGCTTCGGAAAACCGGGCTATACTGAATTCTATGGAAGGGTTTCTTCTCAATTTGACCACGAATTAGCAGAACAAATACGAGGCGATATATCTAATATTTGTGACGCCTACAAAGAAGTGGAAAAAATTGTTGAAGGCATGAACCGATTTGTAAAAGATACTTGTCTTCTTTTAGGCAACCCAAAAGACAAAAAAATAAGAGGACAGATGGCTGGTAAAGTTCTTTCTTCGTATGGTCAAACTAACCGGGCCAATTTTGTATTCAAACTGTTGGACGGTAAGCAGTTGAACGATGAAGATTTGAAAAAATTGTTGTGGCAAATACTGAAAAAGTAATTTATCACAAAATAAATTAGGCGAATTCCAAGTTTGTTCATATTTATTCTGTAGAGGATAGATATGAATAAACCAATTTATACTGACGAATTTTTAAAAGGTAAGAAATTTCACGCCTTAACTTACGTTTCATTTTCCCATAAAGATAAAGGAAATAATTCTTTTTGTAAATGGAAATGTGATTGTGGTAATGAAATCATTGCTAATGCTAGAGACGTAGTGACAGGTAGAAAACAATCATGCCCGTGTTTTTGTTATAGAAAGGGAAACAAAAATGCCTTATGGACAGGTGTTGGTGACATGCCGGGAAGATATTGGAAAAACGTTCTAGCAAATGCTAGATGGAGAAAAATTCAAGTAAACATAACAAAAGAAGACGCGTGGAATTTATTTCTTGAACAAAATAGAAAATGTGCATTAACAGGCGAATTGCTTATTTTTGAATCTCAGTGGCGAGCTAAAGACGGAACCGCTTCATTAGACAGAATTGATTCATCCAAACCTTATGTAAAGGGAAATATCCAATGGGTTCATAAAGACATTAACAACATGAAAAAAGGATTATCAGAAGATGTATTTATTTCATGGTGTAGGAAAATTGTTGACAAGGCTTGACTTTTTATAGTCTTGTGATAAACTCTCAATATATGCCTCAACTTTATACATTACTTCATGGTAACTCCAAAAAACGGATGCACCCTATCATGATTGATGAAAAACATAAATGTGAAAATTATCGTGATGCTCGTGAAAATTCTCACGTCAAAGGGTGGCATAAAATTGTTCCCGCCGAAAAAGGCGCCGTATGCTGGAAGCAAAAATCTTCTACTATTGGTGGCAATCGTGATGATGGTGGCAGAAGTGGATACATCGGTAAAAATGGTTTTAATCCACATACTTAAAATTCATGAAAAAATTATTCACATCAATAGAAATTCTACTAATATTGATGTTAGCATTTTTAATTCGTTATATCATCATGAGTGAACCACACTATCACCAAAATCATTTTGTCTATTACGTGCCTGAAAACGACCAACCAAACTGTGTTGTTGGAGCGTTTTGCATGTATGCCAATGAAGTTCTAAAGATAAAGATTTCACCATTATTTTTAGAAACCAACTCCCTAACCCACATAATAAACAAAGAGGGGGTGGATATGTTGGATATAATACCTTTATGGAACAAAGTATTTCCAAACAAGAAAATTCGGTGTGTGTATGATGTTTTAAATACCAATACTTATAATAATCACGTTGACCTTAATACACCGTATATTTGGTTAGGCAAGTTAAAAGACACTTCTCTTCGGTCAGACAAATTAGAAGGTCACGCGTGTCTTGTTTATCTTCATTCTAATTCAGTTACCTATAAACATTTTGTGTATAATCCATATACTAAAACTAATTACATTGTAACTGCTGACTATTCACAATTTTTCAGTAATACCATAAGCCTTTACACGGTGAAGTAAGGCTTGACTTTTTATAATCCATTGATATAATGTTGGTCATGAAAATTGATTCATTTGACCGAACAAATCTCCGTCTAATCGCCGATGACATTAAGGCTGCTCTCGCTCCTATTGCCGCGAAGTGGGGTATTACCCTTGACTACAAGGGCGCTAGATTTTCATCTGACAATGCCGTATTCAAAATGGAAGGCGCAACCATTGGTGTGACAGGCGTAGCGAATACCCGTGAACGTGACAATTTCAAACTTTACGCTTCAATGTATGGCCTCAAAGATACCGACCTTGACAGAGAAATTACCTACGGCAGCAAGAAATACAAAATTATTGGTCTAAATACTCGCCGGCAAAAATATCCTATTGTTGCTATTCGGCTTACCGACAACAAGCCTATTCTTCTCACTTGTGAAATGGTGAAAATGGCACTGCTTCAGCAAACTTCTGTTCAACTCAATCCAACTCAAACGCCTGCTATTGTTTAATCTCTTATGGACATCAAAATACTTAAAGGAATGACGCTTTCCAGCGTTGTTATGAATAAGGGTAAAGATGAAATTATCTTTACTACCACAACGGGTAGAAAATTTTGCATGAATCATGTGCAAGACTGTTGTGAGCATGTCTCCGTGGAAGACATTTGTGGTGAATTAAGCGACCTTGTTGGTTCTCCCCTTTTACAAGCAGAAGAATCTGTTAATGACAAGGGATACAAACCGCAAAGTGGTGATGACAGCTTTACTTGGACTTTTTACCGTTTAGCGACAATAAAAGGTCAAGTGGTTATTCGTTGGTATGGTTCATCAAACGGGTATTATTCAGAAAGCGTTTATTTTGAAGAAATTACACCGGCCGTTGTTGTAAAACCGAAGAAACAAAGCAAAAAACCCAAGAAACAACCAAGGTATTTCACCACTCCTGATGGAAAGGATATCACTTCTGTTCGTGTTTACTTAAAAGAATGGAACAAAATTCTTAAACCTTTGGAAAAATTAACTGGTCTGAAAGTTTATGGCTTTGACCCTTCTATCAGCCTTGCTAAAATTGAAAATGGTAAGTATGTTATGGGTTCAAACGTTCAAATTCCATTGTGGTTTGCCAAACTTTTAGTTAACAAATTTCAATCCCTCAACGAATCACTTGATGACTACAGGGACAGGGGTATAATTCATGAAGATTAACGAAACACAATTCCAATGTCAAACACGCAATCCCCTTCTCATGTGGCGGGGATGTAATCCTATTCCCGAAGAAATCAAAGCCGACAGACATGGCAGGGAAAATCATCTTTTGCCTTTGTATCAAAAATTTCAGTCATTGTATGCTGAGGCGATAACACAAACACCTTCTAAGAACGTTGTCTTTGGATTGGAAATTGACTACTCCGACACCGACCAAGGTTTAGGCGGATTTTACGATGCTGGTTACGTGCCAGTTGATTTGTTTTATCGGTTGGATGAAAAGGATTGGGAAAAAGATTTCCGGTTTTATTGGCCACGCGACCCGTTTTCGCCGGATGGTAAATACATGAGATATTTGGGTTCTGTGAATCTTGGAGTGTGGCCTAGAGTTCTTCACGACATGACTTCAACCTACGAAAAATATTGGGAAAATGGAAAATCGTTTGCCTGTGGAACGGATGTTAGTCGTGATTCATTTAGAAATTTATTTGAACAAGAAATATGGTTACATTTGTTTTCCTCTGTTCAAAATGAATTTGATTCTGCTATCCCTGATTGTCACGTTAGAATGACGACAGAATTTAATTTCAGTAAAATGGATGAAACGTCCCGTAAAATTGTCAATGATGTTTACGGAAACAAACATTGGACGCCTGAACAAATCAAAGAAAAGATTATTGCGTGGCAGAATGAACACACGGAGAAGTCAGAAATGATAGTTACTCCAAAGAAATTTTTTGCTAATATCCGCCCTCGTTTTTACTATGATGGCCCTTATCCTTACTCCAAAAAATTACAGAAATTGCATGAAGGCGGAAAGAATGGATTGGGAGAAGGATTAATGACGTGGCATGAGGGTGATTGTCACGTTTACGGCCCGCCCAGTTCTCAACAAGAAGCAAGACGATATATTTCACCGGATTCATTCAATGGTGTCAGAGCATGTGTTCCAATATTTTGCTTTAATGATGATGACCATGACATGACACATCAATTTTACGTGGATGCCATTATGATGGATGCAATAAGTCATAAACGAGCATACTGTAAATTGGACAGTTCTTGCACTTGAAATCCAATGTCCCACACCCTTACATCAATGTTTGCAGGAATGTTTCGCAAACAAGGGTATGATGCAGTTGAATTTGAATGTTTTGACATTGTAGAATTTTCAAACTTTGCCTTGGAAGGCATGATTCAATTTGACAAAGTAAGAAGAGTTCATCGTGTCAGATGGAAATGCAAAAAAGGATACTGTATATTTGACGTTCCGATGGCACCCGGTTATTCATCTGCTGAATTCAAGCAGGTTGGTGATTTATTAAATTTCTTACAGAGACGGTTAATATGGAAAGCAGTAAAATGATCACAAAAATGAATACTTTCAACATTGAGCAAACCTTTAAATTAAAAGCTGAACGTAATTGGGATACCCTCTATGTTGCGGTTGACCTTCATGGAACAATCATTAAACCTACTTACGATGACAACATAGAATTCTACCCCGATGCCATTGAAGTTATAAAATGGTTCAACTTACGTTCTGATTTTAAAGTTATTCTCTGGACAGCCAGTTATCCTACCGAAGTCAATAAATTTTTGATAGAGGCGGATAAGGTTGGCATGAGAATTGATTTTATTAATGCCAATCCCCTTGAAGCAAATTCAAGGAAAGGATGTTTTGATGAAAAGTTTTACTTTAACATTCTTTTGGATGACAAAGCTGGATTTGTTGGAGAAACCGATTGGACGAAAATCAAGAATATTTTGATTAATTTGGGTGAATGGAACTCCTTACCGAAGTCTGATTAAAAAGTTTTGTCTAAACATATAAAGGCATCTATTTATACGTGGTATAATAATGCGTATGAGAATCCTTTTATGTAAACTACTAGCGCTTGTGGTAATATTTGCTGGTTGCCATATCGTTTGGGATAGTATTCATGAAAATAATATCAGACATAAATTTTTAGAACCATCAAAAATTACTTCAATATATCAATTATCTATTGGCGACCCACTTATAATTAACATAAAAGGCATCGTAACATACACTGATAAAAAGGATTTAGTCATAATAGAATATAAGGATTCTTCTGGAAATCCCCAACAGTTGGTATTTAGAGTAATGCAATATCATAACAAATGAACGACATATTAAAATATTTTAAAGATTTGTGGAGCTTTTTCTGGACTCCTGCCAAAACACAAGAGGATAGACTTTTGAAAAGATACGACATGCTTATTGCTCTTGGTGTTGTATTCATGATAGTTTATTCTACCCATTTTCTTTTAAATTTTCAAAATTCGGATGTAATGATAAAACCATCTATTGTAAACATAGGCACAACAAATATTCAATATAATCCTGCCGCATATAATCGTACCATCTATCGCACAACAAATATGATTTCGCCAACAATTATTGCAACCAATATGGTTTTGAGGCCGGACGAATTTTATGTAGGCGAAATTATTGGAGTTAAATACTTTGGAATATTTGGGGTGGTAGTAGAAAAAATTATAAGCCCCACGGGTTACACTTATGAAGTCAGATGGAAAGATAACTCACACGATTTACCCAAGGAAATTTTTTACCCTTGGGAGCTTTACAGACCAGAAGCCGGCACAGTTCCTATTTCCGCTTTGCAGAACTAACTAACTTCTTATAAAATTCCCTAGCGTTTTTAATGTCCTCACGCAAATCATTTTCACTTTTACCTTCCTTTATGTAAACTTCAAGTAAAAATGGAAACAAATCAGGCATGACGAACGCCCTCAAGGCAATCTTATCATCAATTGTCGTTTCTTTTTTCATTTTCTTCCACAATTTTCTTAATAGGAGTGGGTAGTATCATCCACCCTTGAACTTTAAAGTTTTTAGAATCGGATTCTGTCAATCCACTAAAAATCCAAATACTTCTACCGTCAGAATCAATTATGTAAGTAGCAATAAAGATAACATCACCGTCAGTTACAATACATCTTGTTCCAGAAGGCGGTGGTGACGACATTCTGGCCCAATTAGCTTGAAAATCAAATTCTTCCATTTTATTTTTTTGGTTCTTTTGTTTCCGTAACTGGAACAGTTGGCGTCACATACCATTCTTTTTTCTTAAAAACAGGGTCAACCCAAGGTTTTTCATTTGGTGGTTCTATGGGTTTAATGTCTGAATCAGTATAACCTACTTCTTGTTTAAATTGTTTCAGTAATTCATCAAGGTATCGTTTAGCTATAGAAACGTTTTCTTCAATGTCTTGAACACGGTATTTTTCACCCGTCCAAAGTTCTATGTCCAACGACCTCACTATGTTATGAAGAGCATCTAACGTTTTTTCGCTTGGTCTTTTTTCTCTGGCGCATCCCATAGTATTAATCCTTTATTAAGACAAATTTCTTCTTATCTTTATTATATACAAGCCTAGTTGGGTTTTCGCTGTCTGCTTTTAGAGTATAATCGTTTTGTTCCTCATATTTTTTCTGCGCCCATTCATCATATAAAGAATCCATCTTGCTTAATACCCAATGTAAAGACAATTCTGGATGTTCATCTGACAACTTTAAAAATTCAATGATATTTGCTGGAATATGCTTTCTTTCAATATTCCTTGCAAAAACTCCCGATAAGTCTTTATATTGAAGAGATTCTTCTGCCTCTTCGGGTGTGTATCCTTTAGCTAAAAGAATTGCATACGCTATGGAAGGAGAACGGTTTGCTCCGGCATGACAATGAATAAGAACAGGTTTAGTGCCTTTGTAACATTCATTAACAACCCTCAATGTTCCAAAGAAAGGAGAATGTCCCCATTGACCTATTTCATTAATGGGAAACCAAAAAGACGGGATGCCCGCATACTGATAATCAAAGGTAGCACATTGACTATCCGATACATTGATTACCGCACAATAATTTTCTTTAACAGAAGATGGTGATACATCAATAATGTTATCTAGTCCCTTTGGTGTTTTGGTTACTACAAATATTTTAGGTTTGTTCATCTTTTTTTATCTGTTTTATGTAGGCATATTCCCATCCACAATACCAACAAATGTAGAAAAATTTCTGGCATCCATGAGATATTTCAGTGGGTATCGTATTATTGGCACCACATTTTTTACACTTTACATTTGTTGTTTCTTTGTTCATTTATTTTTGATTTGTGGTATAACTACATCCTCTGCCATCTTTTGTGCCATAGCAGAAACCTGAATCAATTCTTTAAAAAGATTATTCATGTCACGTTCTTTTGTTTTCTTTTTTACTTCTTCCCAAACTTCATCCAATTCTTCAAGAATGACCGAATAACCTTCGTGAATGCTGTTTATTGGGCCGTGCATCTTTCGGGCCCTTTTCAATTCTGACTGAACCAAATCATTAAACTTCGTCATATCCCATCATCTTTCCAAGTTCTTTCTTTTCAAACGCCAGTCTTTTTAACATGTAGTCAATCCTCGGTAAAAGTTTGTTTTGTGCATAAGCAGTTTTACAAGAATGATATTTGTTAAGTAAATTGGTTGCTTCTTTAATTACCCATTCGCCAGATTGTATAGCCAATACTGCACTTTCTTCTTCACTGTTACTATCGGTGTATTCTTTCATATTATTAATTCTCAAATTGACCGGTTTCAAATATTGTTTTCAACTCATTAAATCTATCATCTAATACCATTATTTTAGGAGTATCCTTTTCACGCGCTATCAATTCACTTTCCAACCGTTTCTTTAAAGCAATCATTTGCTTAGTCACTTCTTCTTTTTGGTCATAAGGTAACGTTGGGTCATCCGCCTTTTTCATAAGTTTGTTCCCTTCTTTTCTTAAGAAGTCCGCGGTGGCTAAGTGAAGTTCTGATGCTACTTGAAGGTCTTTGGCATTATCCAACACTTTCAACAACTCTTTTTCCAATTCTTTTCTTTTCATTGGATATTACTGTATCACATAATTAAAAATTGGTCAACTTATTATAAAATCAACTTATTCCACTTTCTCCCCATCAATGGAATTTTTTTATTCATTGAATCGTATATGTTCTTTAATACTTTTGTTTTAGAAATTTGAATCCAACTATATCCTTCTTTACTAAGGTGTGGTTTAATAACTCCTTTATATATTCCATATTTTTTTAACATATCTATAAAAAATTTATGAACACCACACCAAGATTTATGATTAACTATTCTCATAAAAACTTTTTCTTTGCGTTTAAAAATGCAACCATCGCCGTCAATGAAACCAATAAAAAAAGATAGAAACTTTTCTCTGTCATTTAAAGTATTTGAAAGAATTTCACTTGAAGGTGGGTTGTAAGTTTTATTGGGTTTAAAATCCATCATTTTTATCAATGAATCAACTACCAATGGAAACTGAATAGCTACAGAATAAACTGAATATGGGTTGGGATTATGAATTGTTTTACCTTTGTAATTAACTACATTCATCTTTGTTCCTAGATAGTCTGCAAATCTTTGTAAGTGATTTTTGTCCTCTTCCACTGTTGCTAATATGACCCTTCCATATTGTTTGCTTACACAACTATCCGACATTATAAAG